AAAAATTCAAAAAGGTGATTTTGTTTTTAACGCTAAAGGCGAGCCTGTAAAAGTAATAGGGAAATCAGACGTTTTTTATAATCATGATTGTTATGAGTTAACGTTTAGTGATGGTGAGAAAATAGTTAGTGATGCTGATCATGAATGGGAAACAAAATGTCAAAGGAATTATCAAACGCCAGGCCCTAGGCGTGATTTAAACAAGACAGGAAATTCTTATAAAAGAACTACAAAATTTATTCATGATACCTTGTTACTTAAGCCATCAACATCTATTCACCCGCAAGCTAAGTATAATCACTCCATACAAATAGCGGGCCCATTGCAGTTTGAAGAAAAAAGTTTGCCAATCCCTTCTTATACTTTGGGAGCTTGGCTAGGCGACGGAGATACAGATTGCGCAAGGATTACTAATGCAAGAAAAGATTACCAAATTATTGAAGAAATAATAAAAGAGGGTATTACAGCTATAGAGCGCTGCCGATATAATGACGAAACAACAGCAAGATACATACTAGGCAAAGGTGTTACACGTTCTCATGCAGATAGGAATAGTTCTTTATCTGCACTATTAAGACGTAATAATTTAATTGGTAATAAGCACATACCAAGGGTTTATTTTTATGCAAGCATTGATCAGCGGTTAGCATTATTACAAGGATTGATGGATACTGATGGATCAATTACTAAAAATGGAAATTGTGAGTTTTCGATTACACATGAAATTTTATGTAATGATGTTTTAGAGCTATTAAGAGGACTTGGCTTTAAAGTTTCTATTCGTGAAAGTGATGCTAAATTAAATGGACGGTTTATATCTAGGCGCTGGAGAATATGCTTTAAAGCGTTTTCCGATTTTCCTGTTTTTAGATTGCGACGTAAAGCCGATAGATTACGCAAGCGTTCTGAAACATCACCTTTATCATTAACACGTCGTATAATTAACTCTAAAAAAGTAGAATCAGTCCCTGTTCAATGCATAGAAGTTGATGATCCTGAACATATATTTTTATGCGGTAAGACATTAATACCAACGGGGAATTGTGGCAAATCGCCACTTTCTGCGCTTGTTGGAATATATGGGCTTGTTGCTGATAATGAACCTAGAGCTGAAATATATGCTGTGGCAAGCCATAAAGAGCAAGCGCAAATTCTTTTCCGAGACGCCGTAGCCATGCGTAATCAGTCGCCTTATTTAAAACAGCGGCTTGTCACATCAGGCACAGGCCAAGGAGTTTGGAACTTAGCATATCTTGAAAAAGCGGCATTTTTTAGGCCAATAGCAGCAGACACGGCGCAATCTGGATATAGGCCACATATTGTTTTATGTGATGAAATTCATGAAATGAGATCAGGCAATCTTATAGAAATGATGGTTGCTGGGATGAAGGGTAGAAGACAGCCGCTTATATTCATGATCACGAACAGCGGGTTTGATAAGCAGTCCGTCTGCTGGCATTATCATGAATATGCCACAAAAGTTGCAAAAGGTGCGCTTATAGATGATACATTTTTCAGTTATGTTTGTGCTCTTGATAAATCAGATAAACCGCTAGAGGATGATTCTTGCTGGGGGAAAGCAAATCCTAGTTTAGGTGTTACGATAAGAAAGGATTATTTAGAGGAACAAGTTAATTCAGCAAAAGGAATGCCTTCTAAACAATCAGTAGTAGAACGGTTAAATTTTTGTGTTTGGGTCGGAGCGTCTAACCCCTGGCTATCCTTCGATGTTTGGATGTCAGCTAAGGCTTACATTGATGAGTCAGAATTGATAAATCGGCGATGTTTTGGAGGTCTTGACTTATCATCCGTTCATGATTTAACAGCGCTTGTCTTAGCTTTTGAGCCAACTTCGGATGATCCGTATTGGCGATTGTTGCCTTTCTTCTGGCTTCCAGAGGAAGGTCTTTATCAAAAGGGGCTAAGGGACGGTGTTGACTATTTATCATGGGTAAAAGACGGTCATTTAGAAGTCACGCCTGGTAAAGCTATTGATAAATCATTTGTTTGTGCGCGACTGGCCGAAATTTCATCGAAATATAATTTAGCTATCCTGGGTTATGATAGATGGCGTATTGATGATTTGAGACAGCACTTACAGGCAGAAGGCATCAACATTAATTTACAAGATTTCGGGCAAGGGTTTAAAGATATGGCTCCCGCTGTTGATGAGTTTGAACGCCGGTTAATTGGCGGCCAAATGACGCATAACGGCAATCCCTGTTTAACATGGTGCGCTGCCAATGCTGTGATAGTCTCTGACCCGGCCAACAACAGAAAACCGGCAAAAGATAAAAGCACAGGCCGCATTGATGGAATTGTTGCTGCGGTCATGGCAATTGGGAAATCTTTGAATCAAGTCGAAGAAGTAAAGAGCGAAATAATATTTTTGTAACGCAATGAAAATTATGGTATATAATTGAATTCATGAGTCTATTTAACCGCGCACCTAAAAAAAGCCGCTACGATTTCGAGATCGAGAATACTTTGCCGGTTATTAAAAATAGCGGCGGATCGATCGCCTCATCCGAGTTTGTAGATTGGTTTACAACCGGATTCCAGAGCGCCGGGCAGTTCATTACCGAACTGACAGCCATGCAAGTCAGTAGTGTTTACGCCTGTGTTAGCTTAATCGGCGGTGCAATAGCGTCATTACCGCTGCCTGTATACGAGCGCACAGCGGATTCAAGAAACAAGGTACAAAATAATATTTATTGGCTTCTCAATGAGCAGCCCTGTGAATATTACAGTGCGGCAATTTTCTGGGAGTCTATGTTATCTGCTTTGTTGTTGCACGGCGACGCTTTCGCAGAGATTAAGCGAAAATCAAATAAAGTCTTTGATATCAAGAGCATAGAGTGGATTAACCCGCGCTTTGTTAGCGTGGTTAGAGATTCAAACGGCGACTTGCTCTATAAGATAAAAGACGACACGCGGCAAAAAGCGGCTTATACCGTTGCAGCGGCTGATATGATCCATGTTCCAGGCCCAGGCTTTAACGGTCTGCACGGAATGTCTCAAATTAAATGGGTATTGCGTCACGCGGCCTCTATTTCATTAGCCGCTGATAAATACAGCGCGGCTTTCTTTGAGAATGGAGCGCGGCCTGATTTTGCTATTGAAGTACAAGGCAATCCGAATCCAGAGCAGCAAGACATGATGCGCAATTCGTGGTCTGATAGATACCAAGGCGTTGAAAAATCCCACAAGCCCGTTTTGTTGACCGGTGGCGCGAAGGTTCATGAGCTTACTATGTCAGCAGAGGACAGCCAACTTTTGGCGACTCGCCAATTTCAAGTTGAAGATATCGCCAGAATTTTTGGCGTTCCGTCGCACATGATCGGGAGTACCAGCGCAACGGCTTGGGGAACGGGCATTGAGCAGATGTCGATAGCCTTCGTTAAATATACCTTAGCGCGTCACTTGACAAAAATTGAACAAGAGTTGAATAGAAAGCTTTGGCCAATTCAAACTAAATACTTCGTAGAATTTCAGACGGCAGGGCTTGAAAGAGGCGACTATAAAACAAGAAATGAAGGTTATAGAGTCGGCCTTGGCAGGGCTGGTGAACCTGGATGGATGACAGTTAACGAAATACGCAAGATAGAAAATATGCCGCCGATCGAAGGCGGGGACGTTTTAAACGATGGTTTGCGTAAAAGCGAATCGATACCCGCAGGTACTGACAATGCATCAACTACAGCAACTTCTGGCACTGAATAAAGGCAAAGGCTCGTTCCATGTCGAGAACAAAACCGAGTCCGAGGCTACTATTTATCTATACGACGCTATTGTTTCAAGTGATCCCTGGGGTTTTGGCGGTGTTAGTGCGATTGACTTCGTTAAAGAACTCAACACGTTAACTAATCCTGTGATCCATTTAAGAATCAATAGCCCGGGCGGTGACGTATTCGCAGCGCGTGCAATGTCTCAAGCGATTAAAGAACATCCGAGTAAGATTATTGCTCATGTGGATGGGGTAGCGGCCAGTGCTGCGACATTCCCTGTTATTGCTGCTGATGAGTCAGTAATCAGCAATGGCGGCATGTTCATGATTCATAACGCATGGACAATCGGCGCAGGAAATGCGAGTGATTTCATTGAGTTAGCGGATTTGCTTGAAAAGACAGACCAGTCTATTTTGAATGACTACGTTGCAAAAACGAATAAAACAGCAGATGAAATCAAAGCCATGATGGACGCTGAAACGTATTTATATGGGCAAGAAGCTGTTGACGCGGGTTTTGTTGGAGCTATCGCAGAAGCGCCGGTAAAGAATACGATAAAATGGGATTTATCCGCTTATCTTCATGCGCCCATTGTTGAAGATAAACAGCCAGAACCAGAAAAAATTGAAGAATTTGATTTTAGTGATCTTTATAGGTCATTGAATTTAAAAAGAATTGCAGTTTAGCGCGGGCTAATTGTAATAAACCTGAGTCGAGAGACTCCATTTTCCCTACAAGAAGGAAACTACTATGAAACAGTTAAACGAACTACGCGCTAAACGCTCGACCATAGCGCAAGACTTAAAAGCAATGTTGGACACTAGCGCCGCCGAAGGCAAACGCTGGGAACCATCAAACCAAGAACAATATGATGCGAAGATGGCTGAAATTGATGCCATTGACGGTCAAATTAACAACATTCAGAACTATCTTGATAAGTTCTCTTTGGAAAACAATGAGAACAAACTGATCGAATCTGTACAAGCCAGCAACTCACCGCATAAGCAACTTTATGCAAAATGGTTGAAAGGCGGTGATCAGGCTTTAAGTGCTCAAGAATGGCAAACGATTAACAACACATTGTCGGTCGGCACGGGCTCACAGGGTGGTTTTTCTGTTCAATCCGAAGTCGCAAAGACACTGATTGATTCATTGAAAGCCTTCGGTGGTATGCGTTCTGTTTCTACGATTATTGCCACTGAAATGGGCAACCCTCTGTCTTTTCCGACTTCTGACGGCACGGCAGAAGTCGGTGAGTTGATTGCAGAAAATACGACAGCAACAGCAGCAGACCCGACTTTCGGCACCGTTGCGTTGACTCCGTACAAGTTCTCATCAAAGATCGTTGCGGTTCCTTTTGAGTTGTTGCAAGATTCACAAATCGATATTGAAGCCTTCGTTAATACTCGTTTAGTGACTCGTTTGGGTCGTATTACTAACCAAATGTATACCACAGGCACAGGCACAGCACAGCCTACCGGCGTTGTCACTGGAGCTACTTCTGGTAAAGTGGGTACAACTGGTCAAACAGTAACGGTTATTTTTGATGACTTGATCGACTTGATTCACTCTGTTGATCCTGCTTATCGTGGTGGCACTACAGTCGGCTTCATGATGGCAGATAGTTCATTGAAAGTTATTCGTAAACTGAAAGACTCACAAAACAGACCGGTATTTATCCCGGGCTGGGATGGTCTTGCCGGGCCGATTCCTGATAATATACTAGGTTATCCTGTGACTGTGAACCAAGACGTTGCGGTCATGGCGGCTAACGCTAAATCCATCGTATTTGGTGATTTCAGCAAATACATTATCCGTGACGTGATGTCAGCGACTATGTTCAGATTTACTGACTCTGCTTACGCGAAGTTGGGTCAAGTCGGATTCTTGATGTGGATGAGATCAGGCGGTAACTTAACCGATACAGCGTCGGTTAAATACTATCAAAACTCTGCAACTTAATATTTTTCAACAACTTACGAGGACAAGGACGTTCTCATTAAGGATTATGTATGGCAGAAAAACAAACAAAACGGACTAGTGTTTTAATACTAGTTGATCATCAACAATACAAATGCGGAACAGTAGTCGAACTCGATGAGACTGAAGCTAAGTTGTTAGTTGCTGAAGGTATCGCCGACGATGCTCTTGCCGCTGTAACTTACGCTAAATCATTGAAATGACTATTATTTTATATATCTCACTCGGATTACTCGGCATGGTCGCTCACTGGCTTAAAAAGTGGGGGCGTGGCGAGATTCAAAACGGACTATACGATTATTGCATGACGCATAAAAAACACACCATTGGGGCTATCTGTACGATGCTCGGATTGGTTTTCCCGATTTATTCCGCTTCACCTGAAATTACACAACTATCATTATCCGCTGTCTTTCTTGCCGGTTTTGGCGCGGATAGTGCGGCAAATAAATCGGAATGATTTATAATTTATGTCGTTAATCAACATAACGCTTTCATCTAAGAAACTAGATGAAATATCCAAACAACTTACTTCACTCACGCAAAAGGTTAATATTATGTCAGCTACACAAGAACAACTCGCAGCAGAATTACAAGCTCTGGCTTCACAACAAGCTTTGGATTCTGCCAATTTAACAGAAGCATTGAACGAATTGTCTGGCTTTCCCGCACAAGTCGCCGCATTACAAGCCAGCGTTGATAAATTAACCGCTGAACTCGCTGCTGCCGGTACTGCTTCGATCTCACCGGCTTTAGTCGATGCGATTAACGCAGTGGTTTCAGGGATGGTTCCAGTTACAGCGGCTTCTGCACAGTTAGCCGCCATTGTTCCTAACCCTGTTTAAAGTTTCGGCGCCGTCTATGACGTAAGCCGCCGATCACTTAAATTCATGATTACAAAGACTATATTAAAAGCAATTTGCCCAACCTGCCCCGACGACAAGCTAGACTTGTATCTGCCGTTTATCAACACGGCGATGAAAGAGTTCCATATTGACAATTTCGCTAGACAAACAGCTTTTATAGCCCAGATCGCCCACGAGACCGGCGAATTTAAGTATATGCGTGAGATTTGGGGGCCGACTAAACAGCAAGAGAAATATGAACCTGGATCAGGTTCACACTTAGCCGAACAGCTCGGCAATATTGAACCTGGAGACGGCAAGAAATACAAAGGCCGTGGTGCAATCCAGTTGACAGGCCGTTCAAATTATGCAAAGTATGGTAAAATACTCGGCGTTGATTTTATCATCCATCCTGAATTGGCAGAAAGCCAAGTGTTTGCGTTCAGGGTAGCCGGTGCGTTCTGGGAAACCAACGGACTCAACGAACTGGCTGATAAAGGTGAGTTTGGGGCGATTACAAGGCGTATCAATGGTGGATTGAATGGACAGCCGCAGCGGTTAATGTATTGGAAAAAAGCTAAAGAGTTGATGAGATGACAACCTACGAACGCAACGTATTCTGGGGGAAAATGCTGGTACGTGCTCGGGTTGATGAGCTACGCAGGGCTGAACAAGTTCTGGCTGATTACATCGGATATTGGGAACGCTTTATTAGATACTGTCACACGGGTAAATAACATGCTAATCGATAACGACGAAGTGCGCAAACTAATTGATCGTTTCTTTAGTCATAATTATGACTTACGATTGCATGACTCTGACATAACACATGTCATTGATTTTATTAACGAATTGCTTTACGAACAAGAGTATAAATTATGAATCCTATATTGATCGGATTATTGCAAGTTCTTGCGGGTTACGGTATCGGCGTTGATGAGATTATCAATGCCTTCATGATCACCGGTATTGCCGGATTGATTTTCACGATTGTTCTAATCATACATTTTAATCCAGATGTTCGGTGAATACGCCGCCCTTGCGAAGTGGGCGTTGATTATCGCTACGCTTGGGGCTGTTGTTTATTTCATTGATGACAATGGATACCAGCGAGCAGTTAAGCGATACGAAGTTAAACTATCAGCACAGGCGAAGGAGGCCAACAGAGTGCTAGAAGAATCGAAACTAGAAGCGGCAACTAAAACAGCAGAGTCCAACGCTTATGCAAACTTCATCCAGGACAATTACAATGCAAAAGTTAACGAAATTAAGTCTACTCCTGTGCATCTTGAGCGTAACAGCCTGCGTGAGAGTGCCCTATGTCGGGGAAGTGGTCAAGACCGAGTGCCCAAAAGTCGTAATTCCCAAACTGGTGCGTACGGCACCACCCGATATGAGGCCGGATTTAGCGAAGAATTTCGAGCGTTTATTGAATCCCAAATCAGACGCGACGAACTCCTTGTCGCCGACATCGAAGCCAAAATAAAAGTAGCAGAGCAGTTATGCAAGCAGCCCAATGTGATTTGCGAATGAACTGGCCTGATCTAACACTACCACCGATTAATCTATGGTCTCTACCCCATGCGCTATCTAACTCTCATTCTTTACGCTTCACTCATTCTAGCCATGTTACAGCAGGAAGCGGATGCAGCTTGCCGAAATCCAGCAATCAAGAAACAATTCGACGTTCTGAATGGATCCCCGCATGGCAGAAAGGGCTACATCGTTGATCATGTTTGTGCTCTAGCGTGCGGCGGTATTGATTCAGTGACAAACATGCAATACCAAACGATACCGCAGTCTAAGGCCAAAGACCAATGGGAGACTAAACCCTACGGATGTCGTAAAACATGCAACGCACAGAACAGCACACCAACCAGACAGGTTTTTAATTGCAAATGATTTACTTAAAATGGCTCTTTCTATCCCTATTCAATCTGATATTCAAATATCTGATTGCGTGGCCATTAACGCCTGTTGTTGTTCTGTTCGCCGACAAAACGGGGTGGCTTCCTATTTGGCTTTGGTGGTTTCAAACACCGGATAATAGCCTAGATGGT